GATCTCAGCTATGTCACGGATAAAGTCATCTCGTCGCACGTACTTGTTATGGAGGTCTTTAGCCTCCTCGTCCAACCGGTCCAGCGTAGTCATGATGCGGTTCAGTACCCAGCCGCCAAAGCATCCTGCGATTGTGATGCCAATGTTAACAATCGATTGCATGTCCATGAGCAGCCTATGGTTAAAATTATTAACTACAAAAACATTTATTCAACACCAGGAAGCATTTGATATGCTGCTGAACCCATAGCAGAACCTACTGGTGTAACAGCAAACAAACCAGCACGTTGAGCTGCTTGCTGGCGTTGTTTTGCTACTTGTTCTCCTGCTCTAGTCATTGACCGTAAATTGTTTTGTCCTTCGAGATTACCAGACAATAGAATGCGACCTAATTCGTTTCTTGTTGTTTCTGGCATTTTAGTTCTGTTCAACAAATTTACTATGCTTTGTCCCATTCCCATCGGACTAGAACCGGCAACACCCGCAGCAATTCCGGCAACATCTTTTAACGCACCCAAACCAAGATCGTCAGCGGCGGCAAGTCGGCTTGCGGTTTGTGAGCCTTTATCTGTAGAATTTAACAATCTAAACCGTTCTTCAATTGCCATTTTTCTAGCAAATTGTTGATAGGATTGTTCATTGCCAAAAATTGCTTGTAACTTTTCTTTAACAACCGGATTTTTATAAGCGTTAATTATTTCCGTTCTTCCGCCAAGCGAAGTTCCTAACTTTTGCCTTAATGATTCAAATGCACCAACTCTAAACGCATCCATTTCGGATTGACTAAAGTTTTTAATTTGATCGCTAATTCTTGCTTCTGTTTGTGCTAATGATTTTGAACCAATATTTGCAGCATCTTTTAATTCTGCTGGTCCTGCAAACGCATCGCGTGCCAGTTTATATATTGAGTTTCCAGCTTGATCTTTAGGCGATAATCTATCTAACTTATCAATTAAAGAAACACGAATAGAATCAAGGTCTCGGCTTTCAGTAGTTGGTTTTCTGCTTTCGCCTAACTTTGCACTTTCGGACATATCCCAAAGCGTTTTTTTAATTTTGTCCAAAGCTGCCAAAGGAACATCGTCGCCTTCTTTTATTAACGATAAATCAATGTTTAACTCGCCTCTACGTCTTGATGATACTTCAGCAGCTTTATGTGCTGCTGGCTCTCTTGCTAACAATTTTACAAGTTCTTCATCTGCCCGGACAGATACATTTTTTAGTTGATCGTAAAGCGGCGCAGCATCAGCAACTTGTTTTGCTGTGAGTGCATCTAACGTTGGCGCAAGCCTTTGCCCTTGTACTCCCATTGCTTCTTCGGCACGAGCAATCATGCGCGGAGCAGCACCAACATGTTCGCGTTGCCGAATAAACCGCGATACAGCTTCCTTTGTGCTTCCTGGCAATGTTGCAATCGTATCTAACAATCCTCTTGTGCTAGCGCCTCCAACGTCTGCTAACACGGCAGAATCGCCCAGGTTTAATAATGTATTACGTGCCCCTATTACAGGATTTCCTTTTATTTGTTGAGCTTCTGCATCCCTAGCCAAAGCCTTCGCTGCTTCAAGTTGTGCTGCGGTTGTTGCACTTGCTGGGTTAAATCGTTGCATCATGTTACTGCCCAATGCACCAACACCACGCGCTACAGGGACCGAAGCACCACCGAGCACAGAACTTAAAGCACCACCCATTAACGCATCAACTCCAACACCGCCTAAAGTGTCGGCAGTAGATGAACCAGCACCACCGGCAGCCCCGTAAAGTGCACCAGTCCCGGCTGCGGTTAAACCTTGACCCAGCATATTTAATTCTGGCGCTTTTGACATAGCATTTGCCACTTTTGGCGCTGCGCCAATTACTCTCAAAACGCTTAACGGCGCTGATGCCATTGTCTGCGTTATTCCAGATATATAAGGATTTTCCTTTTGTTCATATTCAGCAGCACCGCGCAAATAATCTCTATTTGCTGCGTAATTTTCCCCAAAATTTCCACCTTTTACTAAGGTGTCATAGGCACCACCAATAGCACCACCAAGTTCATCAGCAAAACCAAGTGTCGGTCCTTGCATTACAGAAATTAATCCTCTAGCTGCTCCAGGAGCATTTGCGCCAGCTTCTTTATTTTTGTTTACAGACAAACTTTCAATAATGCTTTTGTTTGTATGCCCGCCTTTTACAGCAGCGTTGTAATCTATGTTATTAAAAGCGGAAATATCTTTAGCAATATCGGCGTCAGAATAACCAGCTTTTCTTGCGCCTTCAATATCGTAACTTGCCATTACGGTCTCCTAAAAGACTCAATAGGCGGCGCTCCTGAAGGAGTAGCGTTTGTTGTTCTTGTGCTTGAAGATTCCAAATTATACAAAGGCTGTTGATGAACAGAAGATAGCGTTTTATTCATTTGATTAACGATACCTGATGCTCTATTTAAATTTCTTCTAATAGTTTCAATTGAAACCAATCCTTTATTAAATGCTACCGGATTAGGTATCACTTCTTCTAATATTTTTAAATCGCCGCCATTTAAAACACCTAAATTAAACATTTCTTTTGCTATCAAAGAAGCCGATTTTGATAGCTGGGTAATTTCTGCACGACGAGAAGGATTAACCATGTCCGATGGTGTAAAGTCTGCTATTCCTTCTTTAAGGTTATTAATTGCATTGTTTGTATTAATAACGCCTTTTAGTTCTTTTGTATATGATTCTGGCAATGGTTTAGATATTTGAACTTGAGTCCCTGCAAGTGAAGAACCAGGGCTAACAGGTGCGCCACCAGGCATTACTGATGGTGCACGTTGCCCAGGTATACCTGCACCTTGTTGTGCTCCAGCAGAAACAAACCCAGTGTTACCATAATTTACTGGGAATGTTTGTAACGTTTTTGGGTTAACTGCTATTAATCCCGTAGAACTTTGTTGGATTGACAATCCTGGATTTGCTTTTTCCCACGCAAATTTATCTTTGTCAAACTTAAATCTGTCTTGTGCCAACTTAGCTGTAACTCCTGGAGCATTAACAGCATCTTGAAGCGTTGCAATAACAGCAGGTGGAGCATTGTTTGCTATTGCGTTATCTAAATCAACTTGAGCTTTAGCCGGATTGGTTTGCGGTATTGTAGGTGCGCCAGCTATTGGAGTGCCAACAGACGTTCTGGCAGCAGGGTTCATGTTAACAATCTTGTCGCCGACAACTTGCGGTTTTTCCATAGTTGCTTGAATAATTTGCAAACCAGAAGGTGACGAATGAGCTATTTTCCAAGCATTGGGGTTTGCTGCGTATTCTTTTAACGATTTTGCCAACGCATCTTCTTCTGATTGCATTTTTACTGCATATTTTCCAGCTATTGGGTCTGCGTAAAGATTTCTTACATACAAAGGTATATCTTCTAACCCTTGAATGTTATTTACTTCTTCTTTATGTCTCAATAATGATTTATCAAGTAAATTGCTTTCGTCTAACAATTGTTTGTTTGGCAAACCAGAAAGATTTAATTTTTTTGTACTTAACTCTAAGCGGTCTAATTCTTCTTTTCTACGCATTTCGTCTAATTTTGGGATTGACGAACCAGCACCGCCAGCCGCCAAAGCAGACCGCACTTTACCGTAATCAATAGTACCGTCTGGACCAATGGCATCTTTATAAGCGTTACTCATCGCGTTTTGTACTTTTTCTTCGCGTTGCGCTTTGCCGAGTGTGTACTGCGCCAGCGCGTTCTGGTTTTCTTGCGCCCGAGCCGCAGCAGCTTGATCCATGCCGGTCACAAACGCATTGCCGATGCTCTGCGATCCGGGTGGGTTCAGTAGTCCAAAGTTTAGTTCAGCCATGATCTATTACCCGTAAAAACCAGGGGTTGTTATGTCGTAGGACGGCACACTACCACCACCGCCAAACCCGTACACGTTGCCAAAGTCGCCGGTCATGTTTGCTTTGGCGGCGTTAAAGTATGGGTTTGATCCTCCGCCTTGATTCCCGTACATCCTGCCCAGCACGTTCGCTGCACCGCCGTAGGCTGAGTTCTGTTGCCCCGCTGATGCCATCGCAGCGTTGCCTACGTTACCGGCGTTGCTCATCATAGCGTTGCCGACGTTGCTCGCCATGTTCGCGCCGTATGCGCCCAAACCGTTGGCAGTTGATTGACCTACACCGGCAAGGCTTTGCTGCGCACCAAGCATCATATTTCTATTAGCCATTTCGTTGTTAAAATAAGTTTGCCCTTGCTCTCCAACAGCTTGCGCGGCTGTGCGGGCTTGCTCGTCCAGCGCCCCACCGCTTAGGTATCTACCTCTGGCTGCTTGGTTACGGCCTAGCAAGTCCATCGTTCGTTTTAACGAGTTCTGATAAAACGGCGAATCTTGAAAATTAGCCATACTGATTGGCTGATCAAACCGCCCACCGGGTTTTAAATCCGTTGAGAGCCGGTTGAACGCGGCGGTGCCACCGGTTAGGAAGGGCTGCTGGTTTGCCTGGTTAATGTCGAACTGGCGGCGCTGCTCGCCTATGCTTGCGTTGCTGGCTGCGGTAGACGCGTTTGCTGCGGTGTCAGCAGCGTCAGACGATGCGTTAGCAGATATTAACGCGCCACCAATTGTGGCAACGGCGGCGAATGGCATAGTTATGTCTCCTTACGAATGCAAGCGATCAACGTGATACGTTCGTACTTCGTATCATTGGTGACCCAGTGTAAATTCTGGTTGTTAAACGTAAACACATCGCCCGGCTTTGTTTCTAAACTTTCGCCTTCAAACTGGAACAACTGCCCAGGCGCACTTGTAATCTGCACAGCAAACTTCTCGTACCGTAACGCGTGCCAGCCATTATCCCTATGCGGCTTACAAGTAGCTCCAGGCGGTATACGTGTAATCAACACACCGCCAAGCTCTACACCCTGCACGTACCGCATCAGGTCAAAGCACAAAGGCTTAACACCCAATACGTCAGCCAAAGGATACCAATGAGCGTCATGCGGGAGGTTGTCTTTGGTCCGTTCCGGGTCGCCGTACCTTGCCCATATATCGTTTAGCCCGTGATGCGGGCTATCAGCATCAACAGTACGGTTTGTATGTTCATCCCATAGGTGCGGGTTCTGCTGAAGATTCCAGTAGATGCCCGAGACATTTAGCCCTTGACTGAGGCGTTCTATTTTCATGCTGCCATCAACTTTAACGATTCTTCGGCTTGCTGTCTCGGCGCTAAATCGTCAGCCCACAAGCACAGCCAAACAATATCCGTTACCGCGACAACAGTGTGGTGTGTATGCGCCGGCACCGACAGCATCTTGTAGCCAGTCACTCGTTCTGTTTTTCCGTCCACCGTAACGTCAGCAGTGCCGGACACCAGCACTGACAAATGATCATGAACGTGAGTGTGCGACTTGAGTTTATATCCCGCCGGAGCCGTAGTCTCTACGACAAACACGCCACCGTCATCATGGAACTGGATGCCCACTAGCTAACCTCCCGCCCGCTTGCCCGGATGTTGATCGACGTTGCTGTGCCGGCTAGGGTGGAGATAAACCCACTCGCCGCAAGCACCTGGCCGACAATCTCAGGGAAAGTATATACCTCAGAGGCTTGCAGCGTCTTGGTTTTCGTGATCAAGTTCTGATTGCCGGCGGTGTCGCCACCGGTGACCAGGTTGATGCTCAAGGTCGCAGCCACCGCGCTGTAGTTGGTAGCGGTGAACTTGTCGATGATTGTCGTCACAGCCGTAGCGGTGTACTGCGTGGTCTGGCTGTTCTCCGCAGTCTTGGCGGGGATGAGAACTTTTACATAGACTGCCATGTTATTTCTCCAAAGCTATCCGGTCAACGACTTGGGTTTTTTCTAAAGCCATTTTGATACCCCAATCAAAACCAAGAAGCCAGTGTTCCGCACTGGTACGGTTTACGCAATCAATCCAAAAGATTTCCAAGTACCTGGAGTGCCAGCAACTGTGCAGACAAACCCAACGTAACCAGCAGAAGCAGGGGCGCTGTTGTACACAATATCGCCTACGCGCCATGTGCCAGTTGTCGGTGCAACTGCTTGTTTGCGAGGTAGATAGACGCCACTTTCTGCATTGTTTTCAAGCACCAGTAAACCACCTGTATAGTCGGCGGCAATATCTACATAAAGTGCTTTAGCAAAAAAGTTGTAGCCAACATAAACAGGCGCTACAAGTACAGTTGTAATGGAAATACTGTTGGTTGGCAATGTAGAAATACACCTATTATTTTCAACAAAACATTGACCAGGGCTGTTTAATTGAATGTCGTTGGTGGTCATTCCAACAAAATGATTTCCTGTAAGCCTGTGATGGTATTGGTTTGTATTTGCTGGCCCGTTAATACGAATACCAGCTAAAACTGTTCCTGTAGCTATACAGACATTGCCCTCAATATTTATTTGCGATTGAATGGTTGACCCAAGACCCACGCCATAGATACACGCATCACCCGCACCGCTACCATCAACTTGAATGTAATTATCTTTGATGTTGAATATGTTGTTTACTGTGGAATATCTAATGCCATTGACACTTGCTTCCAAGTCATTGTCAAGGATATTTACAAAAATTGCGCTGCCAATAACAATGTCAGTGTTAAAACCATAGATAACATTTCCAACTACGTGTATGCCTTCGCAACCAGTACCGTCCATAAACACGCCAAACTCATCAGCCGTACCGCTAAACGAATCGCCACTTTCAAAAACTATTGTGTTGTTGCAAACATTGTGATTTAACGCATAAGTTCCAAAATCAAACGCTTGGTTTACTTTAGATATTTGCAAATCTCTGTAAGAACATTGCCAAGTGTTGTTAATAGTAAAGGCTTTGTTAAAGTCCCTTATGCGTAATCTACTGAAATTTAAACCATCTCTTGAGTCAACACTGACAACCCCGCCTGGGGGCAATATAGACTGGACTGCTGTCCAGTTAGCCGTTGATCCGATTGCGCCTTGCAACCCAAAATCTTGGTAAAACATACACCCGTTGTCGTATGACGCAGAGTTAAAGGTCAGGCCATTGCAAGATTTTGGAAAGATAGTGGATACAGAACCGCCTCCACCAAACATGGATACTCCAAATGGAATTGTTAACGAAGAATCAATTCGATATTTTCCAGCAGGAATATATACCGCACCACCACCCGCTGTGTTAACCGCAGTAATAGCAGCTTGAATAGCGGTTGCGTTATTTGTCCCAGCACCTGTGGAAGTGTTGTAATCCGCTACTGCGCCATAGTCCAAAATATTGGCAACAGCGCCAGTAATCATTGAATAGGAGACTTTTGTCAAGCTCATATTAGTTCCTTAGACTATGTACGTAATACAAACCTGAAAACGCTTTGCAGACACGTTGACGTTTGTTAAAAAACCAGTAGCACCTACAAATCTAAACCCCGTACCGCTACCTTGTGGATTTGCTGTAATCCAAGCGCCGTAATCGGTATATCCAATTGATGCTACTCCGCTTGGTGCAGAAGCTGTTGTAAATGGCAAACCACTAACCAAAGTTGTGTTTCCGTTTGCAGTTATTGGGTACGTCACATCGCAAATTGCCGTAACAAGCCTGCCAATTTTTGTGTAAGTGCTTGTTCCCGTAATGGTAAAAACCAGCCCAGCACCAGACCCATCTGAAGGAGTCCAAGTACCTTCCTCGTACCAGTTCAATAACTGGCTCGTCATGCCCGCTGCGGGGGTGTTGGCGGTGAAGTTGATGCCCTTGGCTGCTGTGCTTGGAACTAGGTTGCCCGTGGACATAACGTAGTCTGCTGCACTTACCGAGCGCCCCGCTGTCAAGTTAGCAACCGTAACTTTTACCGTTGCACTTGACTGAACAACCGGCAATGTCTCCGTACCCGCCAAAGGCGTGGACGCAGAACTTAACGCCGATATTTTGCTGTTAGCCATGCTTAGTTGTACATCACTTCAATAAGCGAAGTTAACGGCGGCGCGGTTGAAAAAGTAAGTGCTGTCGCCGCAACTGTGTACGTGTTTTTGTTTTGGTACACGCCGTTTATATAAACAAACGTGTAGTTTTCGCCTAACGACGATGCGCTTAGCGTAAATACTGTTTGCGAGCCAGTGCCGGTAAAATTATCTACTTGATAGCCGGAAGCACCAAGACCAATTATATTGTCATATGAAGCAATTAGAACATCTGCGCTTGTGTATATAACAAACTTGTACGGAGGAGACTCTATCCAAATTTCGCCTCCTGAAACGCGCCCCGCAGAGTTTAGAATAATTGGATTGGTATGCGCAGTGTTTCCCGACGAGCTTGTATAGCTAGTCTTTGGAGTCGTTGTCCCCGCTGCATACGTGTATATCTTGCCGCCAGAAAGAGGCGAGCCGTTGTCGGTAAAGAACTGCGCCCCAACGCCGCCTAACGGGGAGAGAAATACGGCCATTTGTTTACTCCAGCAATAAATTGTTGAACGAGCTGTATTGCGTCATCAACCAGTTTGTTCCGTCCGACACTAGCGTAGCGGAATCGCCCGCCGATGCCGCAAGTATAGCTGTTCCCGCAGCGCCACCCGCTTGTGGCACGACATTCGACGAGGCTGATATTACAGTCTGCACTTGATAGTTCTGAATGTGAAGCACCCGCCCGCTGTAGCTACTGGCGGTTGGCAGGGTAACGGTGCAGGAGGCAGACGGCTTATTGTTGATTAGCCAAACGTCTGTCGCTGCAACGGTGAAGTTTGCCGTTTGTGTGACCGGAGCAGCAACGGGCTGCTTGGCGTTGAACGTAGCCCAGTCTGTGCTGGATAGGTAGCCGTTGACCGATGAAGTGGCTACGGGCATCGAGATCGCCGGTGCCGTACCACCTGAGCTAACTACCGGAGCTGTGCCAGTGACAGCCGTCACGGTTCCGATGGTCGGCGGCGGTTGCAAATACGCGCCTTGGATCGCGGCTTCCAGGTTCTCAAACCGCGCCATCATCGCCATAAGTTGCGCGGCGTCGAACGTAGCCAAGAAGTTGCCAGATTGGTCTTGGTACTCCGGCGAAATATTGTTATTGACCTCTTTAAGTATCTCGGTGAAGTCAGGCTGGTTTGGCGGTCCAATCTGCAACTCGTCAAGCGTCACCGCGTTAGTGCCGCCGCCAGTCAAGACGTACAAGTTGTAGAAGAACCGATACCATTGCCGCGACAACAGCCCGGTGCGTTCGTCCATCAACGGGATGCGCGGCGCGGGGATTTGGGTAATGTCAAGCATTGGTCGGAGTGATGAACAACTCTGCGCCAACGATAGCGATCTTCACCGGGTCAGTGCCCGATACCTCGTACACCCGGTCCCGAATCTTCTCGGTCATGCCAAGCCGTCGCCAGAACGTGCGGTAGCCGTAGCTGCCTATCGTGCCCATCGAGGCCCAGTGTTCGTTTGACCATGTGTGGCCACCGTCATCCGACCAGCGCAGCATAACCTGCGGGTCGCTGCCCTGCCCGTTGTTCAGCCCTACGCCTGTTTCGGCGTCTAGTTGCAACGAATGGTGCGTGCTGCGCTTTAGGTTGTTCTCGCCCGGACCTAACGCCCGCCAGGATCGCAGCCACTTCTGGATGCTGCTGTTGTCGGCGTATATGTCCAAGTCCAGCGTGTAGATGTTGCCGTTCTCAAAGTCGCCAACAACTGTGTTGTTTGCAAAGTTGCACTGGCAGTTCGACCGATGCCGGGTAAACGCGCCGTTGAGGAAACCAGCACGCTCGTGCCAGGCTTGGGTCGCTACGTCGTACACCCACGTTGCGTTGGCAGATGGAAAGTTCAGCACGTAGAAGGCGTGGCCCTCTTGCTGGTACGTGTACGCTACCGCGTCCGAGATAGTGGTGTACTGCTGGATGGCGTACTCAATGGCGTGCGTCGAGACTCGGACGCCGCTGTAACCTTTGTTCTGGTACACAATGCCAAAGCCACGAGCATCAGCGCCAAGCCAGAACAGCGCGTTGTCGAGCTTGGCGATTGAGAACGCAGCCGCGCAGCCGATCTCGTTTAATGCGCCTTGAATCGGTGCCAACGGAAAGTCAATCAACGCAGCGTCGTACCAAACCTCAACCGTATCAGTGCCGAACACCCACAACTCGCGGTGATCGACCGCTACAGCGACAACACCGTCAGGTGACCCCTCTGCACTGGCAAAGTCCAACGGAGCGATCATGGTGCCATCCAAGAGGCTGGTGGCCCATAGTCTTTGGCTGTTTGGCTCGTTGAATATAAAGTATCCGTCAAGATACTGCACCGTGACCGCGCCAGGGAAGTCAACGTCCGTAATTTGTACAAAGACACCGGTGACGTCGTTGTAGACGTAACTAGCAGGGTTACACGCAAAGAACAACTGCACGCCGTTATCCGCAATCGATACCGGGCCGGTGCCCGACACGTCACCGATCTTGACGGGCGTTCCGGTCAAGCTTGGAACTTTGTAGACCTCGTTGCCTGATACGACATAAAAGTTGCTGCCGTTGGTCTGGTGTGCCCACAGCGCCCGGATAGGACCAACGCCTATGGTCTGTTGAAACTTCAGCCCAGGCGCTCGGTTCAGAAACGCCGGCTCTTTGCCGCCTTCTGGGATTACTTCGGGAAACAGGTTAACCATGCGGTTATCCGCAGCATTGATACTGCGGGCTACATACGAGCTACCCAGGATGCGCGTTTTCACTTAATAGTTGCCGCTAAAAATATTAAAGCGTTGCCGGGTCGCTACGATGCTGTACGGCAGACTCATGATATCGTCAGGGTTGTTGATACGCTTGATGTTGCGCTTGCTTGACATAGCAATGCGCTGCACTTGCGGCGATGGTTCTACGCCAAACTCGGCGGCTATCTCAGAAGCCAAATTGAAGCGAAACGCACGTAGATAGCCTGGCGGAATTACTAATTCCGTGGATAACGTAGCCGGCTCGACCAACTCCGTAACGCTAACAAAGTGCCACTCCAGCACCTTCGTCGGCACTGGGTAGATGTACATCGACATGTTGGGCATGTCCATGTTCGTCCATATCACCTGCGGATAGGTCGATGTGACCGTCTTGACCGCGATGCCGTTGTACTGCTGTTGATTGATAATCTTGATGCCAAAGCTGATGTTGTTCGCCGGGTCGCGGAAGTAGGTCGAGTCGTCCAGCAACACGGGACGATTGCCTACGAAGTCACCAGTTGGGCCTATCGTGCGTGACTTAAGATTAGGCGGCCAGCTAAATATCTGATCTTGCGTTGAGAACACAGACAACCGTTCAGACGACCAGCTATCAAGCATCTGGTTCATCGCGGTCAATGCGTCCTGCGAAGTAGCTGCCGAAGGCGTTTCGCCCTCGGCCAATTGACCGATCAGTCGTAACGCTCCGTTAATCTGGTCGTTCGCTGTCGTCATGCCGTTAGCTCCCTACGAGGTCTACCGCGAGGTTTTGCCAGTTCATTGACAGGCTCGGGTAATTCTACGCCAATTTCGTAGCGTTCCCAGCCATTCTTTTCATCGGCCTCTGCTTCAGCCTCAAGAATAGCAACCTTGTTGCCGTGGGTAGGGTGCCGCAGATAGATAACCATAACAGTCCTTCAAAACCGCCCCCTATCGCTAGAGGGCGGGAGTTACTTAGGACAGACGATACAGCGTCCAGGTAGCAGCCGCAGTCCGACGGCAACGGAAGATCGCCGACGAGATAACCGTCACGCCGCTGTTAGCTGCAACAGTAACGTTACCGACCAGCGTCCAGCCGGTGCCAACTGCAATGGTTGCATCTTCAGCGTCCACGGTCGAAACGTTGATAAACACAATCTCAAACGCTGCGTTGTTCTGCATGTTGGTAAAAGTTGCGTCCATCAACGTGCCGGTGGGCAACGTCAAGGTACAAGCTGCTGCGCCGGCCTGGTTGATGGTAATAATACCAGCCGACAATTGCGCCACGGTCAGAGTTGCAGTAACAGACGCAGTTGCGGGGGAAACCTGCGGGATGAATTCCATTTCATTCTGGTTGCCATCAGTGTACTGATAACCACCGCCAACGGAAGGAAGTGCCATGATTGATGCTCCTAATAGGTTGAAATACCCCCGCGCTAGGCGGGGGCAGTTTGATTAGCCCCAGATACGACAGGCCATCTGTGGACGAATGGTGCTGAAGCCGTACAAAACGTCAACACGGCAAGGCATACGGTCGTTGTTAATATCGTACTGCCGCACGATACGCATCGAGATACCGTTATGCACCTGGCGGGAAGCCATGTCTACGCCTTGGGGCAGCAACAAGTCAGCGGTAGCCATCGTGATCGCGTTTTTGTGATAGACCAAGTTTTGCGGGTAAACCGTAGAAGCCGAGCCAAGGAACGTGATCACAGCCGAAGCAGCAGGGAACGAGTCAACGGAAGCCAGCGCATTGGTCGCCGTGTACAGAGGCGGCGAAATGTTGATGGTAGCCGAAGTGCTGGTCAAAGTCTGATCAGCGGTGACCACAAACTGTTGCAAGCTACCGACCGACTGACGGGTCTGCGGGTTGACGGTGTAAACACCAGCGATGGTGAACACGTCGCCCTGCTTGATGGTCTTGGTGCCGTTGGTGTAGGTAATGTCCAACGTCGCAACACCTTGCGTGGTCGGCGGGGTGCTGGCCGACACGATAGGTGCCACTGGCAAGCTGCCGGTGGTGTGCGTCGAGATTGACTGGCTCATGTTGACTTCTTCGTAGCCCAACACGTTTTCGCCCATCATGCCGGACTTGAACTGGCTCGAAATAGAACCTGTCGGGTTGAAAAAGCCTTTCATGCCATCGACCAACGCAGCGTTAGCAGCGGGGTTAACCGTTGCGTAGCGGGGCGACAAAGGCGATGCGTACTCGTTCAGCTTTTGCCCAGCTTGCAGCAACACAAGCGAGGTGGCCGGGGTAGTACCAGGGGTGCCAACCGAAGAAAAGATCGACTTGTATGCGGTAGCCACGTCAGCGTCAACCGATGCAGCCAGTTGGCTAATACGAGGTTTCAGCACACGTTCTGCAAAGTCGTCCAACTGCATCGTCAGCTCGGCAGATGTGAAGTTAATGCCGATGTGCTTCTGGCTCGCAACGGTCAACGTGGTGTACTGCTCGTTGTCGTCTTGAACTTGCAAAGCGGCACCGTCGGTGACCAGAGCGCGGTCAGGCAGACGAATACGAAGGGTCGAGCCAATCTTAGCGCCTTCGGCGGCAAAACTGTCGTCGTACTCTTTGTTGATATTGCGGGAGATCACCAAGTTGTTCTCGAGAATCTCGAGAGACTTGCGGGTGATCATGTCAATGGTAAGTAGGCTGTTGGCCATGATTCATGTTCCTTAAAAGATATTAGCGATTTCTCTTGGCTTCCATCTTTTTCACCTGTCGTGCCCGTTCAGCTTCAATCCATTGGCTGGTACTCATAGCCTTGATAGACCGTGAGTCAGTTGTATCGTAGTTGCTCGAACCCCCGCTTCGGGGTGTGATAGGTGAAATCGGCGCTGGCGCTTTCGAGGTTTGTTTAGTTACTGGCTCAGAAGCTACCTTAGCTTCCAAACGTCCTATTTCTTTCGCTTGCAGAAATGGTGCGAGTCGGGCAATGCGATCCGCTTCTTTCGGATTTGTGCCTAGATAATATGCAATATCTGGACCGTTATCCGATGCTTGAATTGTCTGCGCCATCACGTCCGTAATTGGTAGCTTGGGGTTGTACGCGACTTGTTCAAAGTCCTCGTATTTATCCCGCGCTGCTTCTTCCTTGTCGTGATAACTGCCGAGCAATTCTTGCTGCTGCTTCGCAAACTGTTGCTGCTGAACGATCTGCTGGGCTTTGGAATTCGTCAACGCATCAACGTATTCCTCTGTCGTTGCATACTGATCAGGAGTGACCTGCGTTGCTTGGGCTGGTTTTGGTGCTTCGACCGACCTTGCTTCGCGTTCCCACTTGCGCTGTTCTCTTGCAAGCCGTTTCCCAATGGCTGCATCAAGTTCGTCTTGGCTAAATAGCTTTGACTCTTTGACTTCACCATCGATTGCTTCCGGCGCTTCTACTATGGGTTCAGGCGCTGCCGTAGCTTCCTGTTCCTGCGCGGGTTGTTCCGCTAATACTTCTTCAGACATGTTGATTCCTGAGAATCCCTGACGAGCCGCGCCAGTGCGGTTAAATCTTCATTGCTGCAACCTTATCTTGGAAAGCCATAACACGGGCGTCCAATACTTTTTGTGCTGCGGTCAGCATATCCCGAACGGTGATAAGTTTAGCCTCACGCTCGGTAGCCAACAACTCACGCGCAGACAATGCCATGTCTTTCGCGGCTTGTTCTTTTGCGGTGTTTTGACTTTCCACACTGAAGCTACTTTCTTCAGCGTCCAAGTCTGCTCTACGAACTGCGGTAACAGCCGCAAGTTCGTTTGCTTTGTTAGACCGAGATTGCGCGTCAGTTAGTATGGCTTCCGCTTCTGCTTTTGCAGCGTTTAGTACATCAACCGCCTCTGCTTTGAGCCGGATAGTAGCTTCTACCGCGCTCAATGCACCCTGGCGCTGCTCCAACTCATCCCGCACCGCAATGAATTTTAACAAATCTTCCGGCAGTTGCTCGGTAATGTACCGCACTAGATTAACGGGTTGTTGCGCGTCGTTTGAAACGTCCATAGTGCCCCCGTTAAGCGTAGTAGCTAATGTTAAGTTTTGCGCCGCCGGCCTGTTCAAAGAACTTGATCTTGGTCAGGTCGCCATCGTATTGCAAAGTTACGCCGACTGCCAGCGGCATACCAACCGTTGCCGAGGGGTTAGTTCCGTCGTCACGCCAACGAACGGCTTGCGCTTCTGGCGTAATGATAGCAATAGAGGGTTTGCAACTTAGTCCTTGCACATCCACAATTGGAACGGTCAATGACGTTGCAGTGCTCACATCGGTAATTTGTTGATACCCGAGGCGAGTAGTAATTGCTTTTAGATTTAGTGACATTTAGAATCTTCCGGTAAAAGACCGCAATCCTATTATTGACTCACCTGCGGTAAGAGTCAAGGTTCCCGTGTATATACCGCCGGGACCATACACAACGCCTTGCAGTACCACTGACGGATCGGGGTACAAAGACGCGCTGCTTGCGGTGCCTACAATAATAGCCCCAAGTCCAACTAAAACGCCACTACTTGCGTGCGTTGCAAGTCTACTCGCTGCGCCAACTATAATAGCCCCTGGCCCAAACAATACGCCAGATGCGTTAGTTATGTGAGGTACTGACGCAGCACCTGTAACAACCGCCCCCGGACCAGTTAAAGCGCCTGAAGTGGGGTGCAAATTAAACCGGAGCGCAGCACCCGTAACAACCGCCCCCGGACCAGTTAAATCGCCTGAAGTGGGGTGTACCGTAAACTTTAGCGCAGCGCCGGTAACTACCGCGCCAGGCCCGGTTAGTGCGCCGTCACTGGTTTTACCCGCAGCGCCAGGCGTATAGGAAATAACGATAAGACCCTGTGCACCCGCGCCGCCAGTAGCGGCTACCAACAATGTACTGCCCCCTGCACCCGACCCGCCAGCCCCGTAAACTACGCTTGCAATTCCAGCTACTGCACCACCGGATGACCCACCAGCCCCACCGCCGCCACCAATAGTATTAAATATATCCTGGCCTACACCACCTGCTTTTCCTCCTGTATTTCCTGACCCGCCGCCGCCGCCACCACCAAAAGTACCAACAGTAGCCGCAGCGCCGCCGCCAGTGCCGGCTGAGTTATTACCACCTGTGCCACCGGTTGCGGATGTAGCGTTGCCACCTACTGAACCACCGCCATTACCACCACCGCCACCACCGGCTGTAGTTGCATTTGTTGAAGCAGAAAATCCAACGCCACCAGCACCACCAGCACCATTCGGCCCCGCCGCGCCGCCACCACCACCACCAGTAGTGGCAAACCCAGAAGTTGTAGTTATTGAACCTGCGCCACCAACACCACCGGATTGTGTGCCTGTTCCGCCCGCGCCTCCAACTGATGTTGGTGTTGTTGTGGTTGTACCTCCAGAGCCACCAATTGCTGTGTTAGTTGTTGCCCACGATGTTGTTCCACCCGTTCCACCCGCGCCGCTAGTAGCGCCAGCAGTACCACCCAGCCCAATTGCAATCGCTATAGAAGAACTTGCAGTTGTAGAGTAGTTTGTTACAGCCCGGTAGCCACCGCCACCACCGCCAGCACCGCCAGCTTTGTTTGTTGCGCTAGTGGGCCTTGAACCGCCACCACCGCCACCGCCAGCGATCATGTAAATCGTATTACTAGACGAACTCCAGTCGCTTGGGACCGTCCAAGTTGTCGTTGCTGTATTGGTTATCTGGTAAACCTTAATTGCACCAACACCACCCGATTGAAACAACCCCCCCGTGTTATTGCCAGAGTTTGTAGAGTTTGACCCAAGATACCAAACATACGGCGTTGTTCCGTCTGTTGCGACCGCTGGCGTAAACGCAATATCTGTAACGGAAAGATAGTCTGTACTTACAGTACCACCACCTGTAAGGGTAATTGTTCTTTGCGTTCCCCCGCTGGTGCTGTTTAATGTAAGTAATTTACCAGTAGTTCCGCCAGCAGAAAAAGCAGCAACTGTTTGAGTTGCAGCAAACCGAATTGTCGTTGCACCAGTAACCGAATAAGTATTAGTTATGTCGCTAAAAGTATTTGCGCCGGTTATTGATAACGCGCCCGCGCCGCCTTGATTGATAGCGCAGTTAAATATAGACCCGCCGCCAACAAATGTTTTTACAGTTGCGCTAGTTAAACTAATCGAACCAGTGCCCGTACCAGCAGTTGTGGTAAAACCAGTTGGTACGGCGTTGTTAAAGGTAGTTGTTGAAGCTGCGACAATAACTATAGAACCGCCATTAAAGGTTAAGTTCTTGGTGCCAGTTGCCGTTAAAAATGTTGTTGTTGAGCTTGTGCTTGATAGCGTTAATGTTTGCCCGTTAAGATCAAGTGTTCCATTGGCAAGTGTTACTGTCCCTGCTACATTCTGCGAAGTAGTTAAGTTAGTTTGTAAAGTCCAATAGCCACCAACACCACTAAATAGTATTGGGCCTAACAGCGTTACACCGTTTGTGGTTATTGTTCTGCCAGTAGAAGTAGACTTAAAGCTAATAGTTCCAGTGCCAGTAACAAATGTCGTTCCCGCAATTAACGACATTGACCCGCTAATTTCTAAAGTTGCAGCGTGGTTAAACGCAACCGTTCCAGCAGAAACGGTTATATCAAGACAAGTTATTGTTGTTGCGGTAGTCGTCGTTACAGTGTACGTTCCGGCTTGGTCAAAAAATACCGAATCCGCTGCTGTAGGCGCAGTTGCGCCGCTGCTACCGCCAGACGATGCTGACCAATGGGTAGTTGTCGTGTTCCAAGTTCCTGCCCCGCCTACCCAGTAACGATTCGCCACCTGTGGCTATCTATGCAGATAACGCTGCGTAGGTGAGCGAAGAACAAGACACCGTGTCTCCTGCGGCGATCGTCAACCCGCCGGTCATGTTAATGTCCGATGCAGAAGCAGCTACCGCGCACTGAATAACAATCGTGGCGCCGGATGTTTGCAGAGTAGCAAAGGCTACGGCAGAAGCGTTACCAGTGGCGTTGGTGTCTGAACTAATTGCGTTAGCCGTTGCAGTTCCCGACGATGATGCACCAAACGCCGTTGCGCTTAACGGCAGTGTGGCAACCGCAGTGCCTGGGCTTGCAACGCTACTTGGTGAAATCCGAAATACCAGCTTGCCAGAAGTGCTGATAAGCGCCGTTACAGCGTCAGTCGCCGCGTTCCGCGCTGCTGTCGAGTGGGTTACCGCCATTTTGTAGCTCCTTTAGCTGCTGCTCGTCGAGAAAGCCGGTAAGTTTAAATTCTTCAACTTTCCCTGTGTCTTTGCGCGTTACCTGGATCGTCATGCCGACCTCACCTACTTGGCCTGTCAACGAACTCATGCCAAGAAGCGCAGCTTGTACAGCGTGCGAAGGTAGATTTCAATGATGTTGTCGATTAGCTGTTGCAACGACATGTCTGATTTGTCCACAACGTCATACCGGCAATCTTCAATTTGCTTGAGCGAATTTTCCAAGAACTCAATGATGTTTGACGTTTTCTTGGCAGACATAAGCGAGATTGGACCCATCAGCCCATGCCGGCCTTGATAAGCCTCGGCAAAATCATCTGCTGCGCCAACGATGCGGTCGTAGAAGATGTTTAGCGCCATGTGCTTCGAAAAGCTGCGGGTGTTCAGATGGACGCTATGCGCCACGTCGCGGGCAAGAAACAACATGCCTACAAAATCTGCGGCTTTGTACATCATTGCGGAACCCCTTGTTGTGGCATACCCTGTTCCATACCTTCTTGCGGCATCTCAGGCATACCCGGCATGTCTTGGTCCCGCCCAGGCATCTCGTTCACCAGATCGCCGCTTGTGATCATGCCGTGGACTGTGCCCATAACTATGTCTTGGATTTGTTCCTCACTCATGCCGGCTTGCACTGCGCTAATCCGCTTAGTCTCGGCATCGTAAGCCTTGACTTGGCTGTCGAACTGCTTGACTTGCAAGTCTTGTGCTTCCATCGACTTGCTGACGTTTTGCAGCATCATGTGCATCTGGTCCATCTCTTTGCCCATCGCTTGCATCTGCTGCTGCGCTTGTGCAAGTTCTGGTGATGCGTCTGACTCGTTAAGCAACTTCGGATCAATGGTCTTGGCAAACCGTTGTGACATTTCTTGAGCGCCGGGCCAATCCATGTTTTTGATAAAGAGATCACCAGCAACCGCCCACAAGTTTGGGTTGCCTTGCAACAACCGCGACATAGCATCTAGTGACTCTTGCCGCTTCGTCATGTAGCTCGGTCCCGTCGTCGATACAACGTCGTACTTTCCCACTGACGGGTTGTATATCTTCTTGATCGTTGCACCTGTTTGCTGATCTACAATTTTACGAACAGGCATAGGTTGCGTCGGGTCAATCATCGCTTGGTCTGTTTCTCCATCGATGCCAATAATTCGTGCAATGCGTTGCGTGTCGTAAATCTTCGGGATCATGTCAACGAGCTGCCGGGTAGAGTACCGAATCGCACGCGCTAAATTGTCCACAAAATGATACGTGCCGGTATCGCCTTGCTTTTCACGCGCAAGGATTGCTCTGCCCGAGGTTTCATTGCTTTGTGATCCAAGACTTGCATCGTATTGCCCAGTCGTGCCTTTGATATCGTCTGCTGCGCCCATCTTGGCTTGCAGAAGCCCGCTAGAGGCCATAGGAGGCTGCGAACGCGCTGGCAATGGCAGAGGGCCACCCTGACCGTCAGTGACGTCTGGGTTAACTTCTAAGTAGGGCCAGTTGTTGATGTTAGCCGTTTTCCACTGCTGTTCGTAGCCTTCAAACTGACCGCCGTAACCGATAAACGGTGCTTTGGGAGCCAGCGCAAGCATTTCTGCTTCTTGGCTTGCCCAGTAGTTATACATACGTTGGGCGTCTTTGGCGTTGCGTATGATGCCCGATATGTACATGCGTCCATCAATTTCAAATTCGTTTCCGATTACTCGAATCACTGGAATATATTTACCTGCCCAGTCTTTTTCCTCCAGAATTTCAAAGCCGTTAGTTTTGCACCACTTAACGGTTTTTACATCAACCTCACGGGTTTTAATTGGCTTCAAACCCATTTCTTCGGCTTGCTTTGCTTCTTTTGAGCCAGCCATTGCTGAGATATTGCCGTGATACTGGTTGAGAGTTTTGTTTTCGTGCTGAATGTAAAAGTATTCAGCAATCCGCACCGTATCTTGATTGATCCAGGCGTTTAATGCACCGTCACCGACACCGTATTGCAGACTTGAAAGCGTTGCAGAGTCAGGGAATTGACGTTCGTAATCTTCTTTTGTGAGTTCTTGACAGACAAAACACCATTCAGCATCCGAACCGCATGGGTCTTGGATCGTCGGGTCCATGTAGACACTAAAAGAATCACGAATACGTCCGATCCGCAGGTCTTGCTCGAAACTGTTATCGTCGCAATACTCTGTGTAAATACGAAAGTAACCCTCGCCAAAGGTTACCTGATTGTCACAAGCAGTGTCGTAGGCTACGTCAGCGTCCGAGATGTACTCAATGTGCCGCACGATGCCGTTAAAGATTTCTGCAACCTCAATGTCAGCTTTGTCGTCAGCGGGGATGACCTTACCGCTCGGCCTGTTCTGCCGCTGGTCGTTGGTGACCTGTAGAACGTGTTGTGGCAGCTTGTTGATCGTCAGGCAAGGGCGAGCATTGATTGTCTGCCCTTGGATGCTCCCACGCGTTGCTAGTACATCTGCGGGCCATTGCCACTGGTTGTCCGGGCTGGCTGCACGAAAGCGCAGGTCGTCCAACTCGTCCTCGCGGGAGTCTGAGTACGCCGAGATCGCCATCGTTAGACGAGTACGCATGGTTGCTAGAATCTCACCTTTGTCGCGGTCTGACTTAGACCCGCCAGAAGATATGGCTCCAGCTTCAGTGACTCCTGAGTCTTGATAGGCCATTATTTCTTTTTCTTGGTTGCTTCGCGCTTAACGGCATAGCTGATCGCCACCGCTTGCTTGATAGGCTTGCCGGCCTTCACTTCCGCCTTGACGTTCTGGCGAAAGGCCATTGGGCTGCTGGACTTTTTCAGAGGCATTTCATTTCTTCTTCGCAGTTTTGGCCGATTGCACAAACGCTTTCGCTGTTGGTGCGCCGGGCGTGCCGGGCTTACGCATCTTCTCTTTGCTACCTGCTGCGATGCGGTCGCGTTTATCCGCAATATTGCTGTACAGTCCGGCTTTCATGTCAGCACTTCCATCGTTTAAGTGATGCTTTAGCCCGTTCTGCCGGGCCGCTGGCTTTAGCTACCACGCCTGACATTCTTGCGCAAAAGGATGCTTTGCGCCCTTTGTCGGCTGCGGTCTTGGGGCTGGGCGCGGGAGCCTTCAGGTTGCTTCCCGTTGCGGCATTGTACTTAGCCCGCCCTTTGGCTGTTAGGCCAGCCCCTTGGCTGATAGGGAGCTTTTCGCCCCTGCCAACTGCTAAAGACACACTCTTTTTCATAGCAAATGAATAATAGCAAAGTTCAACACAACCGCCTCAGACAACGGTGTAGCTGCGGTGATGTTTCGCAGGTTAATAGCCGCCGAACCAGCAGTCAAGCTAGTGACCCATACGTTGTACGAGGCCACCGTTGCGCCGCTTGCAATTGTCAGCAACAGTGTGTCTTTAGCCGAAATGGATGAGTTTGTTAGTGTGAAGCCTACGTTGGTAGCGCCGTTCAAAGACGCGGCGTTCATCGTGATTTGGCCGCAGGGCGCGTTTAACGTAACGCCCGTTGCTTTGCTGGTTGCCTGCGTTACCGACCCTTGCGCTGCCGCCGTGTAGCCCAACGTCACGTTTGCAGCAAGCGTATCCGCACCATTAATGTCTTGGTCCGAGTAAGCAATTCCAATTGACTTGCTGTTTGCCATGATTAGCTGGCGGTAGTTACCGCGACCCAAGTTGTAGCACCGTCCGAGTTAACGTACAAACGGGTGCTGGTGCTGGAGCCGTCCGAGCGCAAGTAGAGCGACCCTTTAGCCGCCGACACCGTAGGTGCGCCCGAGCCGAGGTAGATACCAAAGCCAGCCGTAGAGGTCGCCAGCACAGCCGATTGACCACCGGCGGTGATTGCCGTACCGCTACGCGCTGTGACAACGCCCGTGTTTGACACCGACGCAGCAGTAACCGCGCCCGTTGCGGCGACGGTTGTGAACGACCCCGACGCAGCCGTGGTGCCGCCGATGACGGTGTTATCAACTGTACCGCCGTTGATAGCCTGGTCGCTGTATGCGATGCCGATAGAATTTTGGTTAGCCATTTAAGAATCCAGTCAATGAAATACGAGTTATGCGCCCATCCAGCCGGTTGAATTGCTGGAAATATATTGCGACGGTGTTGCTTGCTTGCGTTGTGCTTTAGCATCGGTTTTGATGATGCCTGGGAATAGCTTGGTCATTGCCCAGACGAATGCGTCTGCCCGGTTTGGGCTGCGTTCGCCCATGTAACCGTTAGTAGTCATCGAACAAAGTTCATCTTCTAACTCGGGGAATGTGCCACCGAATCGAATCTTGCCTTGCTCAGTTAGTGCTGAAACGGGTTCCGCTCGCACAGCTTTGCCTCTTGAAGCGTTGATAAGTTCGCATTTCAAATATGGATTGGCACTTTTTATCACATGTCGGACCATTTCGCCACCATAATTTTTTTCAGCCACCACTAAATCGGCTGCGTGACGATCATAAGCAGTCGCCACGACATTAGCCCAAACGCTTGGACCAGCCTTCATTGTGCAATCTTCCAGGACGTAGGCTTTGCCATCGATACCCAGACCCGCAACAACAATTCCTATTTCGTCATTGCCCGCGTTGTCTGTATCGCCACTGCCCGACGGGTCTACAGCCACCACCACCCGCAACATGTCCGGCAAGCCCGAAGTCTCACGGTAAGTGTCGATCATTTCCACATTCCACAGTGCACCTGCTGCAACGTCTGCAAACTTTCCTTCGAGGAACCGCAGACGCATCCGAGCCGGCAAGTTCTCCAGTTCTTTTATGTAATCAGGCGGCAAGTTCTCGATGTTGTCCCGTGGGTTCATCACCATCGAACCGAAGTTTGCAATATCGGGCAGAGGCTTGCCGCTCTCCGGCTCAATCTTCTTGACGAACATCTTGTAGGTCCAGTGCGCCATAGACGGAGGATTGCAGTCGTAAAACGCCTTCAGACGCATTTGCCTTTGCTTGTCGCCGACTGTTGCCACGCAGTTCTGTGCAAGCCGTGTGACTGCCATGTTGCGAGCTGATAACGGTATCTGGCTGCACTCGTTAAAAAAGATCGTGGCGTACTCTTGCCCCAGAATCTTTTCGGTGCGGTCTTTGTCGTCAAGGCCACCAAACCATATTTGGGAGCCGTTAGGAAACGTCGCATACCAGTCGGTCTTGTCCAAAGTGTAGGTAAGCTGCGGGAAGCACAGTGCCATTACCTTTGGAAATGTATCCAAGATTACGGACGACTTTACATGGTTGAAACGGAACCGCAAGACAACGTGCCTGCTCTTTGGTGCAAGAGTAGCTCGGATGATTACGGCACGAAGCGCTACAAACGTCTTACCTGACCTGCTACCACCTACCAGCATCACATGCTTAGCATCACCCGTCATAAGCCCTGTAGCTCGATTCTGGGCTGCTGTAGGGCTATACAAGGTCGGCGTCCTGATTGTTAATTTGAATCATAATGCCGCCGCCATCTTTGCCGGTAAGTTCCTGCCTAACTGTCTCTGACCAGCGCATCTGTGATTTCGTCCACCAGATCATTGCAGTCGTATCTCCGCCCATTGCTTTTTGAAATAGCGTCTTGCCTACCTGCCCGTTAGCCTTTGCCTTGCCTGATACCAGCTCAGTAACGAAGTGAGCGCGGAGTGTGTCGATGTGGATTCCATCACGCACTAATGCGCCTATCTGGTCGATGGGCAGGCCATAACCTGAAAGCGCTTCTACCTGTTTACGCTCGGAATCAGTGGGTACAAAGGCTGGGCGGCCTGACCCTTCACGAGCACCGCCATTGCCGCCAATCTTTTTATAAGTAGGTTTATCAGTTTTAGCCATGTGTAACCTGCGCGAAAGGTTGATTCTCTGCGTGTAATGGAGCGGGTGGGTCGGTGTCGCGCCGCCGCTGTTCTGGCTGGTCGCCAGTCATCGCCTGCTTCACCCGCTTTGGATATGGTTTTGCTAATGGTGCAATCTTAGCACTCATCATCTTGTCAAGTGGCATTAGGTATCTGTGCTTTCCAGTTACAACCTTTTTAGGCAAGTTGCTTTGGTTTACACCAGCATCATCAACTGTCTTTTTGTGTGACCACTTCCCTTTGTAAAAGACTTTTAGTGCCTTGCAACTTGGCCCAGTGTAAAGCCAGTTGCAGGCTTGGTAAATCCCACCATGATGGCCTTGATCTGGGTCAGCATAAGAAACTATCAAACGCAAACCTTTTTGTGACTTCACCAAAAACCTTACTGCCAATGCCATTATTTTACTAACTGGCACTTCATGCTTTGTCAGAGCAATCCTTGTTAACTCACAACCATCCTCTTGCTGTAAGCCAAAAGGTTTAAGCATATTGTTATTAGCACCTCTGCTAAAGATGACAACCCCAATAAACTTATTATCTTCCCATGCTGCTACTTTGACCAGTTTACCAACAGGCAGACATTTGCTGTAATGCCAATTTAAACAAGCATACTTAGCAGCCTCATGGCTTGCCCAGTCAATTTTAAGCTCAGGCTTGTCTTGCATCGAACTCTTTCCCGCAATGAGGACAAGCAATCCACTTCGGTTCGAGTTCGTCCAACTTTCCTTGATCGTCCTCTGTTCCTGGTTGGAAGTCTGGCGTATTCAATGCTGCAATCTCATCGGCTGTAAACCCAGTCATATCCAGGTCGAAGCTCATGTCCTTCAGGTCTGTCAACTCAACCGCCAGCATTTCATCGTCCCACCCAGCATTGAGTGCCAGCTTGTTATCAGCAATAACATAGGCTTTTTTCTGTGCCTCTGTCAAATGCGTGAGCCTGATGCTTGGTAGGTCAGCTAGTCCTAGCTTTCTCGCTGCCATCACTCTGCCATGCCCTGCGATGATGCTTCCAGTCTCGTCGATCAGCACCGGATTCGTGAAGCCGAACTCTTTGATGCTTGCTGCAATCTGCGCTACCTGACCGTCTGAATGCGTGCGGCTGTTCCGAGCATACGGAATAAGCGCCTCTATTTTCACCTGTTCAATTTTCATGATTTCCTATAAGCAATAGCAACGTTTTTGTGAGCGCCCGTTACGCCCTATTGCTATTTACGGGTGGGGTTAGCCAGCGCGGTGAAGGAGAGAATACGCCTAAACATTATACAACTTCTTATGTTGTAAATTTATTTTCATTTATGTGCATATTTCTCACACAAGAGTCTTTTATGCGTATATTATTCTTACATCGGCTCAGTTCTGCCGCAACCCAAGGAGAGCAAAATGCGCAAAACCCACCTGGCACACACCGTAAAATTTGGCCCCATCTGCAAAAACGGTCGAATTGGCGGGGCACTTGGAGGCGAACACCTTACCGTTAAATTCTCAGAGTTTGTAAATGAACCTGCAAACTACCAGTGCGAGCGATGCAAAGGAAGCAAGTTGTTCACTTTCTTATCACGCAAATAAAACACCTGCCCGGTTCGCCGGGCGTCATTTACCACTGGAGAGAAAAAATGAACTTCACATCAAGCGTAAACAAAATCGCAAACAGCAACCGGCCCTTTGCGGTTGTCGTTGCATATCAAATATCAGTCTATCCTAAAGGTGAAGTCTTGAGCCAGCACAAGAGTCACGAGCTGGCAGAGGCAGCGATGAACGCGAGTCTTTTGGCTCGCAACGGCTGGTGCAAGATCATGGATGCCAGGGAATACGCCGAGCCTTTAAAAAAAGGTCGCCCTGCTGAACTCAAAGATGGTCGGGCAATCAACGTCTACCTCGATGCCGCATCGATCACCGCAGCAGAGGCGCTAGGCAACGGTTCGATAAGCGCCGGCATCAGAGCAGCACTTGCAGATAAATAATCGCCCTGAAGCCCATCTGATGCGTTTGGATGGGCTTGTACGTAGTAACTTCGCATGGTCTTGACGATTGTCTCAACTCCCTGCGTGTCTCGCACCAACGCCCGGATGCCTTTCCATTTCTCAGCCCATTCGGTTTGTAGTTCGTTTTCCTTTCCTTTGCCTGATTTCACCTCCACGAGCCACGTAATACCCTGCGTTGCTACCAGTAAGTCAGGCACACCTTTGCCCATTGCGGCTAGAGATAGCACCGAGCACCCCAATCGTCTGAAGCAATCGACGATTTCTGTGTGGTTTTTATCTATTTTTGATGCTCGCCGCATATCGCCCTCGTCTGCTCTAATAACTCAAGTTCAGTACCGTAGCGCCGCTCAAATTCAGTTCGCCAGGGATGCCGGCTTACAGCTTCCGCATTATTCACCTGGCCTCGATGATGCACCGCGCACAGTCCAATCGCATGATAGTGCCCCATGCGTCTGCCACCGCTCAGGATGTGGTGAATCTCTGCGGGACTCTCATAGCCTGCTTGCCGGCATACGATGCAGCCATGCGCTCGTATGGCGTTGTGGAAACGCAGTTCGTCTTTGTTCATCCTTCCACACTTTCATGAGCAGGTATTTTTATGCCTGCATGGTAACTCGCAGCGTTAAGCCATTCGAGCCACTCCGAGAATCGCTTTTTACCGTACCTGCTTGTTCTGCGTCCAAGCATAACCATGCCGCCCTGAAGTCCTGGCGAGATACGCGGCGAAGTCTCACCTTCAAAAGCCGCAGTCAATATATCTTTCCATTCCTCGTCGGTAAGCCAACAAAGAGTACCGTTTATAGGCCATTGTTTTTGTTTTGCCCAGGCTTGCAGGATAGGCCATTGAACCGCATTCTGGCTTGAGTTGCGCCGCTCCTCACATATCGGGCAGTTCATGCAGCCACCTCTTTAATTTTGTAATCGTGGAAAACAACGCCGAGACTTGAATCGCCAACCTTGCAAGGTTTAACCCACACCTGCTTTCCAGATGGATGCTTGCGCCAGTGGCCACGACGATCATGCAGCCGCGGGCTTGCATGTGTGCCGCCCTGGTTCTCTGCTTTCTCTTGTTTTGGTCCAATCTCGACTGTCGTCCAATCAAACGTAATTCCAGATTTACCTGTTGCTTTGCGAACTCGATTAGCCCATGTGTTTTGTGGTGTTGCTCGATATCCGGTCGATGCTTTTGAAATCTTGTTCAGAGTAGCCAGGACCATTCTATGCACAGGCATTAACTCTTTATAAGTTATTTGTACATTTTTACGATACAGGCTTATTCCTTCGGAATGTTCGACGTAAGCATACGGCTCAAAATATTTCTTGTGCCACATTGACCCGCCGCTGACCGTTACCGAGTGTTCACCTTGGATCAGCCACAAAAAGAAATCTTTTCCTCCAGAATCAAGCCCGACAATGCCTGTGCGCTCAAAAGGTAAATGCATTATCACATCAGCAGGTATGCGTTCATCCTGGGCCGGCGGCACTTGCCCAACGTCGAACCATAGCGCTAACTCTGGCTCTGGGGAAAATTTAATCGCTTTCTGAATCAGCGGAGTCATTGCACTTCCCCTACAAACTTCGGCGCTACCCAGGAATATTGCGCGACATGTTTCCCGTTATCCAGCTCGATCATTTCTGATTTAACCGGATAGCCGGCACGTTGCAACTCAGTCATTCTCTGGCTCAGCGCCATGACTCCGTAGCGCTGTAGAGCGTCCAGAGTCGTAAGCAGTTCGCCCCGTTGCAAAGCATCCAATAACACTTCACGCTGGCTCATACGCCCTCCCTGTATCTGCTTCAATTACTTCCTTTGCCCACTTCGTTGCGATGTGCGGCATAGACTCTCCGTTTCGTTCTCGCTCCAGCAGTTCATAGGCCCATTGTTTTCCTGGAGACTTGGAAAGTATCTTTGTCTTTATTTTCTCCATTGCGTCAACTCCGATCGTCGTCAAAACCTTAGGTGCCATCAGCATCGGCACAATCGGCTCTGGTGCTGCTTTGCAGAGCTGATAAAACTCCACCGAGTTCGGAGGCCAGACCATTTCTTTCTGCATCCTGCCCAGAGCGTACTTAATCTGCTCGGCTGTCATATCGGCAAGCTGCTCGCCCCAGAACTCGCACCATTCCAAAAATGTCTCGTCGTCAACAAAGAACGAAGTGAACTTAGCTTGGTAGATCGTCGAAAGACGCTTGTGCAGTGCGCGAACCCAAACTTCTTTGAGCCAGTTCGGTTGCCAGTTCTTGCTGTAGCAATTCGTCGATCCTGAGCCGGTTTGCTGGTGCTGGATTGTATTTTGCAATTTTCTCTCCTTGTTGCTGTTTAAGTGCGAATACGCCTTTCCAACCATTTGCCGTTGATTGATCCAGAACTGCGGCAACGTCCTGCCCCTGCGACTGCATAACCTGCAACTGCGACACGATAAGCTGCTTTGCTCGATCAGTAAACGGTCCTTTGCCAGCCTGGCGTGATTCTGCGAATCCTTGCCAGGCTTGTAGAGGCATCCAATCGGGCACTGCAAAAATATGTTTTTCTTTATGGTTTATGGTTACTGGTTCTCGGTTCTCGGTTAGGGTTATTTTGGGTTCGGTGTGGCTAACCGGTGGGTTATTGGTGGGTTTACTCTTTGGCCTTCCACCCTTGATTCCATTGGATTTTTGTTTTTGAAGGAACGAGTGATAAGCGGCAATTTCTAGGTCTGCTCGCTTGTTGCGGTAGCCTTCCTCGGTCAGCAGGAAGAACTCATCCAGGACCAATTTTACCGTTGCGGAGTCAACTCGCAAGCGTCTGGAAACCTGTGGGATATCGATGGGTATCGGCGTTTCGGTGTCGTAATAGACGTCGAGAAGTCGCCGGTAAGCTATATCTTCTAACGGCGTTAAATGTGCCGTGTGCTTAAGATAATCGCCAATATGATGTTGGTAGTAATACATTTTACCTCCAGTAAGGTAGTGATGCGCCGTCACCCAGTACTGGCTGGGATTAGCTTGCGTGGCCTGCCGACCAACGCATCACTGGTTATTATAAATCAAATTTCCTTCGCCTGCTCCATAAGTTGCTTGAGAATCACGCGCTGCCTTGCCATTGAAATCTTTGCCTTTGCTTTGCTGCAAGCAATGCACGAGCCGTTGATCGTCCACCGCTTCGTCGCTGTGCAAATCTTGCACGCCGAGCCGTCAAAATGTTTCTCGCCCTGGGCTGCGGCTGTCATTCGCTGAGATTGCATATTTGTCCTTGTGTAAACCAACATCATAAACTAAAACAATTATATTTCATTGCCCATTAAAATTTTCCATGCTGTTGCGGCACACAAAGGCACTTGTCCATTCCCAATGGCTTTAAGTCTGTCCACCCTAGAGGCCACCCCATTAGCCACTCGACCCACGTTGGGTTCAGATGACCACCAACCTGCGCCGCCAACGTCGGCGTGTGCAAATTGCTTTCGCTTGGCGCGTTTGTTTCCTTGGCATTGTGTGCTGTTGGAGTGGGCCATATCGGTTTTGCATATCGTTTCTGCATTGACGGTGCTAATTGATTCGCTGTGGCTGTTACTGTGGGCCACAATCCAGATTCGCGCTCTAAGATGGGGCGCACCAACGTCTGCTGCTGATACGACACCCCATCTTGCATCAAACCCCAGCGCGGCCAAATCTCCAAGCACTGTTCCAAGTCCGCAAGAAGTGAGCATTGGACTGTTTTCCACGAATGCGTATCGTGGTCGTACTTCCCCAATAATCCTTGCCATTTCAGACCAGAGTCCTGATCGACTGCCGGAGATTCCTGCACCGTGTCCTGCGGCACTGATGTCTTGACAGGGAAACCCTCCAGATACAACTTCAACAATTCCTCGCCACGGCTTGCCGTCAAAGGTGCGAACGTCATCCCAAATCGGGAAAGGCGGGAGAATTCCGTCATTTTGTCGGGCACACAATACGCTTGCTGGGTACGGTTCCCATTCAACGGCGCAGACGGTTCGCCATCCGAGAAGTTTTCCGCCGAGAATTCCTCCACCAGCGCCTGCGAAAAGAGCCAGCTCATTCATTGTCCCTTCCGCTTGTACTTAGATGCATCCACCATCAGCAAGCCAGCAGTAAGAACCTGGAGCTTGTAGGCCATGCCTTCAGCTACGTACTCGCCCCACTGCTCGACTGCCTGCCGAGTGATTCCGAGAGCCTCTGCAAGCTGCCTGCGCCCACCGAAAAAATTCACTGCCTTAATCGTTTTCATAGGTCAACCCTCGTTGTAAAAATGCAATATATATTATTTTTGTTATTTGTGCAATTTGCGTTGCAAAGAAAGATTAATTGCTTTATTATCTCTAAATCGACAACGAACTAGGGGAAAAAGATGAGCGCTTTATCAAATTGGGAAACCCTGCAAGAAATGGGTTATTCGGAGCACTTTGATTGCCTGGAGGCTGAGCAAATGAAATTTGATACCGAAGTTGAGCATGTCATAACCGATATCGAACTCGGTCGCCCTATGACCGCGAAGGAAGTCTGCGGCTACATCGATGGCGAGAAAATGGACATGGTGATGCAGGTCATTGCTCGCCACATCTACGAGCAGCATCCGAAGGACGACACGCAGCCGGAGAAGTTATTGCGTGCTTTGCTCGACAACGCTGTGCGTGCTTTTGTAAAGGAACAAGCATGAAACCGGTACAGCAGTACCGTACAACAGGCACCACGATCGCCAATGCGGTTCGCATTGCAGTGTATGCGGTCGGTGCAGCAGCTTTTGCCTACGTCGTGTTGCTTGCGATTGTTGGATGCAGCAAAACGCAAGTAGCAAGCCAGGAAGTCGCACAAGAATTTGCCTTTTCCGAAGCCTGGGCAAGCGAACAAGCAAGACTCAATGAACGAAAACTAACGAGGCAAAAATGAATAAATCAGACAGCATTTCAGGCCTAGCAGCAGCTCTGGCAATCGCCCAGGGGCAGATGAAAGGCGCAATAAAGGATAGCGCTAACCCGTTCTTCAAATCAAAGTATGCGGATTTAGCTAGCGTGGTCGAGGCGATTAGAGTCGCATTTTCCTCAAACGGATTGAGTTACATTCAAACCGTCGAACCATCCGACAAAGATGAAGTGCGCGTAGAAACTACGCTGCTGCACAGCAGCGGCGAGTGGATTGCATGCGGTGTCTTGTCTCTGCCGGTCAGCAAAGCCGATGCCCAGGGTTACGGCTCTGCGCTTACCTATGCCCGTAGGTATAGTTTGTCAGCCGCGGTCGGTGTGGCACCAGAGGATGACGACGGTAACGCAGCCAGCGCAGCCAAGCCAACAATGGATTTCACCCCGCACATTGAAAAGATCAACGCTTCGATGACGATGGACGAATTGCAAGAGTCATTCAAAGTTGCATACAAGATCGCACAGGCAAGCGGAACAGCCGCAGCAATGGCGATGCTGACGACCGCAAAGAACGCTCGCAAAGAAACGCTCAAGGATGTGCCCCTGTGATTGCCCAGGGAACCCCTGAGTGGCTTGCAGAACGTGCTGGCAAGGTAACCGCCAGCATGATTTCTGCGGTACTTATGAAGCCAGAAACGGCTGGCTATCGAGACTATCAGGCGCAGCTTGTTGCCGAGCTGCTAACCGGCAAGCCGCAAGGCTCGGATTACAGCAATGCAAACATGGTTTACGGAACTGAAACCGAACCTCTTGCACGATCAGCATACGAGGTCCACACGGACTTCGTGGTTGATGAAGTAGGGTTATGTCAGCATCCAGTTATAACGCGCTCTGGTGCCTCTCCTGACGGTCTGGTGGGCATCGATGGCCTGGTGGAAATTAAGTGCCCGAAGGTCAGCACGCACATTGACTATTTGCTTGCAGGCGTAGTCCCGTCAAAATACAAAAACCAGATGATGTGGCAGATGGCTTGCACTAACCGCGAGTGGTGCGACTTTGTAAGTTATCGCCCCGATCTACCCGCAAATTTGCAATTGTTCATCGTTCGTTTTCAACGCGACCCAGCGCGTATTCTGGAACTAGAAGCCGCAGTTGTCGCCTTTTTGGACGCTGTGGATGTGATTTTACTTAAACTCAAAAAGGTATAAAAATGCACATTATTATCACCTGGCACGACAAACAATTTAACCTTGATATTGCTGCATCAGAGCAGCGCGAAGCGTTCCTATCGATCAAAGGATGCCGCCTTGTTGAAGGCAGCAAAGGTCCGTTTGTATCTTTCCCATCGCGCAAGAATGAAGCGACAGGAAAATACTGGAACCATGTCTGGGCTAACGCATCTTTCCAAGACGATATTGTGCGGCTTGCCAAGGCTTCGCAGCCAGCGATTAATGAAACTGCACCGATAGACGACGACATTCCTTTCTAATTTTATATGCTGCGAATGATGCAAGAATTGTTGCAATGTTCGCAGCACTTGTATATAGTTTATTCACTTACAACAACTGGTGGAATAAATGATTAAAATATTTTCAGCGATGGCGCTTGTAGGAATTGCGGCGCTGTTCTTTGTTGCGCTGATTGCTGCACTTTTCTTTAGCTGAGGGAATTATGAGTCTGACAACAAGAGCACGACAGTTGCACAAGAACCGCCTAAACGCAGCCAAGTGGGTTCTGGCAGTGCGTTACCTGCGGAGCCGAAACTTATGGATTCTTGAGAACGGGCGCAGGCCCGGTTGGGGCAACAAATGAGCAATAACCTGAATGCTGCGTGTGATGATGCTTGGAATGCGTGGGGTGTTGCACATGCTGCGTTTATTGCTGCGAAAGCTGCGTGTGATGTTGCAAGGGCTGCGAGAACTGCTGCATTGGCTGCTGCGAAGATTACGGATGCTGCGTTGGCTGCTGTGATGGAGAAATCATGAACGACGACAGGATGCACGAGATATACCAGCTCCAGCAGCACATACGGTCCTTGAACGCAGCGCTGCCAATCGACTCGATTACGCTGCGTGACTTCTTCGCAGCAAGTGCGATGCAAGCGTTGATCTCGCGTGACCGCTTTGCGCTGTTTGACTACGCGACCCCGGCGTATGTGATCGCCGACACAATGATCGAAGCGAGGAAGAAATGAAACAGTGCAAACACATCAAGGGGTCTTACGAGTGCGGAAGTTATGCTTTCAATTTGCACGCCGATAACATCGATCAAGGCGATCTTTGCGACGTACATTATTGGCAAGATCAAGCCGAAAATAGCAGCGCAGATTATACCGGGTGGGACGATATTCCTGCTGGCACAGAACTTAATACTTTCAAACCTGACTGGGATGCAATGGCAGTCATGGTTGAGGAGCAGCAGCGCATGGCAAAGCGTATTGAAGAATTGGAGCGCCCGTGGGTAGGGCTGACTGGGTTAGAGCTTAGAAATATTGCCCGACAATTCCCTGAACACCACAGGGTTTTTGAGGATCACTGGGATGTGATTGTAAGTTTACTGCATGAAGCAGGAGCCCAGTTAAAGGGGAAGAACACATGACTGCGATACCAATAAAAGAGTTAGCGCAACGAGTGATGGACGACTATAACGCAGCAATGACACTAAAGGATTATCAAATGTCTAGGGATAAAGAGTACGACGCTTATTGTATCAAGGCCGGGATAGAGAACCGGAACAGCACCAGTTCGTACCCACAGCCAGAAGTTAAAGAAACAGCGCCAGTTGTTGAGGCTGTAGCGCATCTGGAGAATCAATTATCCGAATTGCAAGACAGGCTTAGGCTGCTGGAAATGCAATTGTCTCCAGTTTGTGGGCCACTCGAAGCTCACGAAGATCGGCTTGGATTATCTGGCATTGGCAACTCACCAATAGCTATCAAGATTAACCACCAGACCGGCGTTGCAAAGATTATGACCGAGCGCATAACGCTGTTAATTGCAGCTTTGGAAGTGTGAAATGACAAGTGATGAAATTTATAGACTGATTGAAGACAACGGATTGACGTTCAGAGTTTAGTTTCATACGATAACTTCATTAAGGTCCATATAATGCCCTACGCACCTATCACTCAGCCGCTGCGCTCTGTCACCGTCATCGAGGGCCAAGTCAAAACCGTAGCGCAGTTAGCTGACATGGCAAAACGCGCAACCGCGCAGCGCCAGAGCATGTCCACCCAAAAAGCCACGAGCCGGGCGCTGATCAAAGAGTGCCATGCACTTGCAGCGCTGAAGTTAAATCAAAATCAAATATCGCAGCAACTCGGAATTAGTTACGAGTCCGTTCGCTATTATCTGAAAAGAAAGGTCTTGTCCCCATCCGATCGATTATTAATGCTGACCGACGTGGAGCTAAGGACGGTGAGTCAGGTATAGATACATGCGTCCAGGAATCAAACTCTCGGATGATCTGATCGTAGGGTAGCCTGGACGCGATCACAGCCATCACAACCGCGTCAGGCGTCATGCCTGGCACTCGTATGTCAGCGGCACAGCCAAGCCTGTGCTGGCTGTTGTCGTGGCTTCCAACAGCATCGTTGACTGCCTTTGAGCGGTACGCCGAGTTGACCATCACCGGCTTACCGCCCAATACTTCTTTGACTGTTTCTAAAAACTCAGCCAGCCGTTGCAAGTTGAGCCGCGCCGCCAGGTCCGGGGTGTTGTCCAGCGTCCGGTGGTCGGTGACGGTCAGCTCGGCAAGCGTGAAGTGCTCGGTTAGTTTCAACGATCAGCGCGAACAGCGCCGCCCAAGCCAAGCGCGGCGGCAAGTCCTTGGACCAACAGTTGGTACTGCGGTGGGACCAGTGGAATCCCAACGGCAAATAATACCCCTAGACCCGCCAAAGTTGATGCTTCCCCAAACCGTTTTCTGAGCCAGCCCATATTAATCCTTTAAAAGTTACCGCCTACTGGGTTTACAGTACCGACAGGCGCATCGGTGACGACTTTTGTTCCATGTCTCACTCGCCCATTATTAAGTGGCGATTCGTTGATCGGTCCGTAGCATGACGCAAGCTGCACACCGTTTACCAGTTTGGCTTGCTTATCACACAAAAACGACCACTGGTTGCTCATCCCTTCGGTCTTGCTTGTTACAAGAATGCGTGGGACCAGTGGTGCCACGGCCCAGGACGGTGCTTGTGGAGCTTCGCTGACGGTTGAGAACAGCGACCAGACTTTGCCAGGAGGCGCTTTGCAACTGCCGTTCATCAACGCACCGTTGGCAATAGACTTGCCTTGCAAGACCGGGCAAGTCGCCATGCCTTCGGCAAACCGTTTGCCTTGTACCGTAATTATCTTACCTGTTGGCATCGAACCAGACGCGGCGCAAAGGGCGTACTCGGTATCGCATATCATCAGATCAGCAGCTACGGCAGAGTTGGTAAACAACAGCAATATAAGAAGTTTTTTCATTTGTCAGCCTTCGCATCAAGTTTGTCGTATATACCTTGAAGCATTGTTTTGATCTCAGCTATGTCACGGATAAAGTCATCTCGTCGCACGTACTTGTTATGGAGGTCTTTAGCCTCCTCGTCCAACCGGTCCAGCGTAGTCATGATGCGGTTCAGTACCCAGCCGCCAAAGCA